ACCGGATGGCCGCCCGTTTTTTGGTGTCCTCTACTTTATCCACAGCCCAGGGCCCTTATTGGTGTGATGGAGATAAGGCCCAGTCCATTTTAGACACGCGCCTTTGTTTTATGGGACCACACAGCATCAACAACCAATCATATTATGATTACTGAGTCTTTATATTTGGTTATTGTACGACAATATTGGACCACTTGCAAGAGGTGCGTTGTCAGAACGTCTCGTCTTTAATTCAAATTGGTAAAGTGGTCACATCGTCTTTAATTTGAACATTTAAAGAAAGCTGTACGAACGTCAGCTTTAATCAGCTACTTACTCGCTCTGGCCCGCATATCAATAATTTGAATTATACTTTAATGTGGCCAATTACATCGCAGCCACGTGTTTTGTTAGATGATCGTGTCCATGATATTTGTCTATTTATATGTGTGGAGTGTAATTGGCCTCCACGTCGAATGCATGTTTTAGTCATATTGTCTAGTTTATACACGATTGTTATCGTATACAGTTCTTACATTATTTGTTTAATATGTATTCGACTACCTACAGACGTGGCCGTGCGACGACCCAACGCGGTTGCTATGTACGACGTCCAGTCTTTAAGCGTTCACAATATCTCCCTCGTTCAGAAGATAAGCGTCGCATGAATTCGGCAACTAAGTCTCATGACGACCCTAAGATGTCAAACCAACGGTTGCATGAGGATCAATTCGGCCCAGACTATGTCTTGGGTCATAATAGTGCATTGTCCACCTTTATAACACTTCCTAGTCTTGGCAAGCATGAGCCCAATCGTTCAAGGTCGTTTATAAAGTTAAAACGACTGCGTTTTAAGGGAACTCTGAAAATTGAACGTGGACCCGGTGACACGCTAATGGACGGCCCTTCGTCAAAGGTAGAAGGAGTATTCTCGATGGTAGTTGTGGTTGATCGGAAACCACATGTTAACCCATCTGGACGCTTACATTCCTTTGACGAACTATTTGGCGCGCGTATACATAGCCACGGTAATTTAGCCATAGTCCCGACATTGAAGGACCGCTTTTACATTCGTCACGTGATGAAACGCGTATTATCCGTCGAGAAAGACACGTTGATGGTTGATATACATGGGACAACGGCATTATCGAATAGGCGTTTCAACTGTTGGTCATCGTTTCATGATATTGAACGAGATTCATGTAATGGCGTTTACGCTAATATTAACAAGAGCGCTCTTTTAGTTTATTATTGGTGGATGTCGGATATGCCGTCCAAGGCATCGACATATGTAACCTTTGATCTCGATTATGTCGGATAAATAAAGAATATATTACACATCATGAAATATTGATCAAAGTCCTCTATTGCCACAGCCCTATATTAAACCTGCAAGTCCTCTATTGCACACACCCCTTCTATTAAACCTGCAATATAATTTTCCTAATAAATTTGGCCGCGCAGCTGAACACTCTCCAAAATCATGAACAGCAATCCCATTTTGTGACCAGTTATCGACATGATATGTTAAATAACATAATTACAACATTAGCCTAAGGATTTTGGAGTTGATGGAATACAACTGGTTTTAATGCACTCGTGAACGGTGGATCTAACTAATTCGTTCAGTTGTGACATGGACATGGTAATGTTCGACTGCGACCGTTGTATTCCAACTATTGATGCTGAATCGCCTGGGTCTAATATAGGTGTACCCAACCTGTTAAGTTCTTGATAAGGAAGTATCTGATCTGTTGTATCCAAATCCGCATCGATTGGGCCTGTCCCCAGAGCACTTCGTGTGGCCCAAGATTCTCCAGGATTTATTTCAATTGGGCCTCTTAGTCCATATCGTGACAAAGATGCGGATTTGACCAGTCTTCTCTCCCACTTGCCGTATCCAACGTGCCAGAAATCGATATCCTTTTCGCTAAATTGTTTGGTAAGGATCTTTACTGTTGGTGCCCGGAAGGGAATATCGACGGAATGTTTCGCCGATGACAACTTCAGTTTACCCTTGAATTTAGCGAAATGGGTCATTTGATGCACGTTTGAGTCTGATACTCGATAATATAACTTCCAAGGAATTGGATCTTTGAGAGAGAAGAATGATGATGAGAAGTAATGGAGATCTATGTTACATCTGATCGGAAACGTCCACGAGGCTTGCAAGGACTCGTTGTCCGTCATTCGTTTATCGTGAATCTCCACTATTACTGTTCCAGATGCGTTGATTGGTACTTGTTGTCTATATTCTATGACACAATGGTCGATCTTCATACAACTGCGACTAAGCCTTGCAGTTATTTGGGAAGTCGTCGACGGAAATTGCAGAACAATTTCTGTTAAGTCGTGCGATAACTGAAATTCATCCCGATTTGACTCTATATAATTGAACGCATTTGGGGGAGGAACTAATTGAGAACCCATTCTGCGAACTACCGTTATTGTTAAGCAATTATGGAAACAGCTGCTGCTTATAAATAATCAGTCTATGATAGCATAAGAGGAACGAAGTGATTTAGGATTTCAGTGGCATATTTTGTAAATATGCCTCAGGACACCAGGAGGAGCTCTCTCAAAAGTCCTATATTTGTGGTGTCCTGGTGTCCTATATATACTACAAGGCTCTAGAAGGCTCCTTAGGACACCAGGGGTAAATTCGGCCATCCGCAATAATATT